CTGGCCCACCTTTGCACCTTGGTACAATATGATCGATTGTTAGTTCAGCATCAGAACCACAGTAAGCACACTTATAATTCCATCGTTCTTTTATCTTTTGCCTCCACATTCGTCTCGCTTGTCCAGTATTTGTTGTATGTAAATTAAACAGGTACTGTTGAGGTGAGTGAAGGATATCCATAGAATATTGCGACTTACCGTTATTTAGTTAAATGCCATTCCAGAAAGTATCACCTATAGGTTGCATGTTTCTTGATATAAAATACAATCCTACATTACATAAGAACCAGTTAAGATTGATCACCCATGTTTGTCTCCATAGGTACTTTCGATTTGTCTCGACTATGTAAATATTTCTTTCGTTGTCAGCTCTTTTCACGATCTGCTCAAGTCCTAATGCAATAACGAAACCGACTGCATAGATATAAAAAGCAAAGTTCAAAAGACTTGAACTGAAGAGTAAAAAAGATAGCATAGAATTAGCGTTTAAAATAATTTATAATATAGAAGAGGTTGGATAACCCTACCCAAAACCTTTTTTCTTTTTAGGTTTATCTAGGACTTCAACATGTTTGAGCATCGATGAGTCATAGTTCCACCACATATTCCTCATGTCTTCATAGTTATCGAATACATAAGAGTTTGTAGTTGTAACAACTTTATAGTCATGTCGATCATATGATCCACTCCATGTCTCCTCAAAGAACTGAGGATCACTTCTTCCAATTAATTTAGTCATAAAAAAAGAGGGTTATTATACCCTCATTATAACATATAATTTGTTAATTACAAGGCATTACCACGAGGTAATACTTCTTCTGGGAACACGAAGTTCTCATGTGGTTGGTCAACTGATGACATCCATGCTCTCATACCTTCATTAAGAAGAATGTTCTTCGTGTAGAAAGTCTCGAACTCTGGGTCTTCTGCTGCTCTTATCTCTTGAGATACGAAGTCGTATGCTCTGAGGTTAAGTGCTAGACCTACAATACCAATTGATGATGTCCACATACCCATCACAGGTACGAACAACATAAGGAAGTGTAAGAATCTTTTGTTTGAAAATGCTATACCAAATATCTGTGACCAGAATCTGTTTGCTGTAATCATACTATAAGTTTCTTCTTCCTGTGTAGGGTCAAATGCTCTGAATGTAGAACTCTGAACCTTTCCATCAGTATAGACTGATGTGTCTTCATACAAAGTGTTCTGTACTGTTGCACCGTGAATGGCACATAGTAATGCTCCACCTAGTATACCTGCTACACCCATCATATGAAATGGATTGAGAGTTATATTGTGGAAACCTTGAATGAATAAGATATAACGAAAGATTGCTGCGACACCGAATGAAGGTGCGAAGAACCAACTATGCTGCCCTAGTGGGTAGATTAAAAAGATGCTAGTGAAGACTGCGATAACAGCAGAGAATGCAAGAGCATTGTAAGGACGAATCCCAACAAGTCCTGCGATCTCAAATTGTCTGAGCATGAATCCTATAAGACCGAATACACCGTGAAGTGCTACGAAGTTCCAGAGTCCACCGAGTTGTAACCAACGAACGAATGAACCTTGTGCTTCAGGCCCCCATAAGAACATAAGACTATGACCCATTGCATCTCCGGGTGTGGAGACTGCTGCTGTCAAAAAGTTTGCTCCTTCAAGATATGAAGATGCAATACCATGTGTATACCATGATGTCACGAAAGTAGTTCCAACGAACCAACCTCCGATAGAAAGGTAAGCACAAGGTAGAAGTAGAAGACCAGACCATCCGATGAATACGAAACGATCTCTCTTTAACCAGTCATCAAGAACATCGAACCAACCCCTTGTAGGTGCTTGTAAGGTAGATGCTACCATTAATTTCTCCTATGAAAAAGGGGTCACGAAGACCCCTTGATTTATTATTTGATTAATGAATTAACCAATTGCAGGTGCTGTTAAAGCAACTGTTGTAGACTCAGCAGATGCTAGGTCTAATGGGAAGTTGTGTGCATTTCTTTCGTGCATTACTTCCATTCCAAGGTTTGCTCTGTTAAGAACATCTCCCCATGTTGGTACAATCTTACCGTTTGCATCTACAACTGATTGGTTGAAGTTGAAACCGTTAAGGTTGAATGCCATTGTACAGATACCCATAGAGGTTAACCATACACATACAACTGGGAACACTGCTAAGAAGAAGTGTAATGATCTAGAGTTGTTGAAAGAAGCATACTGGAAGATAAGACGACCAAAGTAACCGTGTGCAGCTACAATGTTGTATGTTTCTTCTTCTTGTCCGAACTTATAGCCGTAGTTTTGACTCTCTGTTTCTGTAGTTTCTCTGATTAGAGATGAAGTAACTAAAGAACCGTGCATTGCACTGAAGAGACTACCACCGAACATACCTGCTACTCCTGCCATGTGGAAAGGATGCATTAGTATGTTGTGTTCTGCTTGGAACACGAACATGAAGTTGAACGTACCTGAGATACCTAGAGGCATACCGTCTGAGAAAGATCCCTGACCGAATGGGTATACTAAGAATACTGCAAATGCTGCAGATACAGGTGCTGAATATGCTACACATATCCAAGGTCTCATACCTAAACGGTATGATAATTCCCACTGTCTTCCCATGTATGCTGAGATACCAATGAGGAAGTGGAAGATTACCAACTGGTAAGGGCCACCATTATAGAGCCACTCATCTACGGTTGCTGCTTCCCAAATTGGGTAGAAGTGTAAACCGATTGCGTTGGAAGATGGAACTACAGCACCAGAGATGATGTTGTTACCATATAAGAATGAACCAGCTACTGGTTCTCTGATTCCGTCGATATCGACAGGAGGTGCTGCTATGAAAGCAACGATGAAACATGCTGCTGCTGCGAGTAAGCATGGAATCATGAGTACACCGAACCAACCAACGTAGATTCTGTTGTTTGTTGATGTTACCCATTCGCAGAACTGTGGCCAGCCTGCTAGTAGACCTTGCTGTCTACCTTGTTTTGAAAGAGTTGTCATTAGTAAGACGTTTTAAATAGGGCATCAGGGAGATGCGATATTTATTTCCAGTAATCCCTCACTACTGGATATGAAAGACGAAGTATTATAGTGCCTACGGAGGTCTTGGTTGGGAGCACTTTGTAGTCAGGGTTACGATTGTTTCGAGTCCGTCCTAATGGTGAGGAAACCCTCACTGATGTATTTATATTAACAAAACTTTACATATATGTCAATGAGTATTATTACTTACCTAAAAGATTTTTAATTTTTCTTGCTTTCCTCTTACTATCTGTTGCCTTTTGAATATTAGCATCTATTTCTGGATCACCCTGCATTGGCATACCTTCTGCACTCTGAGGATCAAGTTTATCATACTTATATCTCTTTCCATACTTTGGATGCATACCTGTGTTTGGATCTATCTTTGGTGGTGCTTCATTTGGATATCCCTTTGCAGCAGGTTTCTTTGGATAGTCAATCTCTTTCTTCAAACGCTTTGCGACCTTTGTGAATAGAGGATCGTTAATCTTATTATCATAAGTTTCTGATTCATCTATGAAATTTTCATACTCCTTGATACCATAAACTTCTCTCAATGCTTTTTGATGTGCCAACATATTCAGATGTTCTTGCACTTCTCTTGACTTCTTATTTTTTAGTCGAACATTCTCACCAACGATACGATCAAAGTATTGTGAACCATGACCAAGATTATCATAGATGATGTTCATTCTTTCAGTGGTTTCATATCCTTTCCAATACTTATCTTTTGCTGTCCATATTTGTCTTGAAGCATTTTTACCAGAAACAATATCATCACTCTTCTTCGATGCTGTAACATCAGGAGTGTTCTGTGGACTAAACTTACCTTTAAAGTTTGGACGATAACCTTTTAACTTCGTTGTCTTTGGTAATTCTTTAATCTCTTTGAGTGGTTGTCTAATCTCACGAAGTATTCTTGTCTTGCTTTCTGTGATGACTGATTCTTGAATACCATATAATTCATCTAATTTATTCTTTACTTCTGGTTTCAAATCATTAACATCGATAATTGTTTCTCTTCTTACATGACCAAAACCACCTGCATTTTGTAAAGGAGTTGGTTCCATTAAACCTAAATTAACTTTTATTTGATTGTAAAGTAAGGCACCAGCAGCAGCACCGTTTACAGCTCCAGTAGATGAACCTGAAACGAAACTTCCCCCAATGGTATCATTATCAAGAACTGTCATTAGATTCTGATAAGTAGGACTATCAACAACTTGGTTTGTTATGTCATTAACTATAGATGAATTATAATTAGCGTCATTCGTTTGTTGATTTAACAACTTAGTTAAACCATCCGCAAATTTTCCACTATTCACCATTTCATCCACAATACCCATAGCATTACCACTTGAAGGTATATCTGTGAAGGTTTGAGTATTAATATCAAATCCCTCTCCAGACTCACCACCTAATCTTAAAAATTTATCACCAACATTACTTATTGCTAATTTACCTTTATTATCAATGAATGGAGTCATAATGGATCCACCTTCTCCTCCAAAACCATCTCCCATGTATGGTTTCTTGACCACACCATCTTTATTTGGATTTAAAATATCATCAACACCCATTCCAATATTAGGCATACCATTTTGAGGGGTTTGATTGGTTTCATGCATCATAGTTATATCATCAACGGATATATTTTGAGCGACAGCTTGTGAGCTCACAACACTATTATCCATCACAACTGGTCTGCCATTTCCAATACTTTGAGCTAATGACATTGCCAGATTCATTGCATATGCAAATTGATTGTTAGATGAAGAAAAAGCAGGTCTATCACCAAACTCACTTTGTCTACCACCAATATATGATCTTATATCATTTGCAGCAGTTGTCACTATCCCTAACACAAATCCTGACTTTGATCCTATAAATTGACCAAACTTTTCAAACGCTGGTTCTAATACATCATTAGAAAGAGCAGTGTCGGAAAATTTATCATAAAGATCAACCAAATCATTTTTCACAAAATCTGCAATTGATCCAAAAGGATCTATAGCAAAATCTCCTAAAGCAGTAATTCCTTTTTTAATCAAACCCATCAAATCCAATGAGTTTATATCATTCACATCAGCAGGATCTTGTGGAGTTCCTATGTTATCATTTGCTCCACCAAACAATGCATTAAATATTCCCATGATGACTCCCATACCCATAGAATTATTATCTGGATGTCTCTCAACAGGTACTCCACCAGAAAAATTAAAAGGGAAATTGTTGGCAAAATCATTTTTATTATATCGATCTAGCATCCAAAGTGCATGTTCTAATTTAAAATTAGAATTGTATGATATAAATTGAGATTCAGTGCCATCAAAAGTTCTTGCATTTCCTCCACCAAAAGAAGTTCTTGGTCTATCTTCACCCTTAAAAAATCCATCTATTCTTGCTAATAAAACAAACTGTCTTGTATCTTTTTGTATATACCCTATATTTGTAAAGTCATCATATCCATGATTAATTGCATAGTTTCCTACCAGTGGCCCTAATATAAAACTCTCTGTTCCCTCTGGAAGTGCTGTGTATGGTTTTCCATCAGAAGGTCTAATAAAAGTATTCGTGCTAGATGTACCGTTTGCTGTTACGTCATCATATGAAAAATCTCTAGAGACAGGAGTTTGATTTGTTGGTACTGTTCCTTTTCCTGAATCAAAATATCCTCCTTTTCTAGTATAAACTGTATCACTTGCGTTTGCTGGAATGCCTGAAGGCCATGTACCATCTGCTTTTGGATAAAATTTCTTATCTGGATCACCAGCATCCATGCGAAATGCATCGCCAGTGCTTGGAGTCACCTGATACACACCACCCATACTGTTAGTGGGGACTGCTTCATCCAAACTTTTTATTTTATCATCAATCTTTTTAGACTTCAGATGTTTTAATGCTTTACTGAATTTGTTTCTCTTCACTTATAGAATTTCATTCCGTAAATATATTTATGTATTCTACACCAGTGGGGTCATTTGTTAATGTAGCACCAAGAAATCCCAAGTTTGTAACTCTTGCATGACCTGCATCAGAAGACGTAGTTGATATGTCATGTTTGACTGTCGGATTCATCCAAATAAAACGATTTGGTTTTGCAAAAATACCCTCACGATACTGTGAATCAACTGCATCAGTAATTTTTATCTTTCCTTCCCAGTTCTCATCCCAGTCTGGATGTATATAAAAGACATAAGAACCATTGTCTACGTGCGGGCCATACATGTTACCATGACCATAGTTTGGTGGACGGAATTGATTATAAGAAAAACTTGCTATCTTTGATGCCTCTTCAAAATGAAATTGATATAAATTTATTTCTTTTAAACGATTAAAAACTAAATTAGTTACATCAGTCCACAAATCGTCACGCATATCATGATGACTTGTATCATAATACTGTTCGGAAGATACTACTCTTGATGATATTGAATTAAAATCTGACGCTGATAAAAAGTTGTCTATTAATATTGTTGATCTACAAGACATTTTATTAATTATTTATTCAAGGACAAAAAAATACCTCACCCTATTTAAAGGCATGAGGTATATAAAGTCAAGTTAAAGTGTATGTTTTGTTATAAAGATTAGAATTCCTAACATTGCCAATCTGCCATTTATGAGTTCGGCATATCTCCAATAAGAGTGATTCCAATCCATTATATTAGTCCTGCTGATCCTGCTGCAGTTCCTACTACAACAAAGAATGCGAACTCTGCAAGTCCCAACCATGCAGGTGGGATCTTTAAAAATTGTTTGGTCATTTAAGCTTGTACTCCTCAGCTATTAAGTTTTATGAAAATACGAACGGTAGTCCGTTGACTGCAGTGAATGCTACCGCACACGCAAAAGTAATTTGATAGATCATTATGCTCCTTGGTAAACTGGTGTCATTACTCCACCGCCTTCATCATCATCGTCATCGTCATCAGCAACACGAAAGAACATTTCAACTGCAACAAGAACACTCATAGGATAAAAAACCCATGCAATGGCTTTCCATACTGGAAATGAATCTGATGCTAATTGGAAATCAATCATATTAATTGTGACAATTTGTTAATAATATTTAGTTTTGTAAAGTTTTAAGCAAGAACACTTGTAAAAGTACTTGTTCCCAGTGCCAACATAAAGATGTATGGCACTACTTTAAATGGTACTGGATGTCTTTTCATTATACGAAACCGGGAATAATTTGGCCTGTTGTTAAGTAAGCACCTAATCCTGCGATGATACCTAGCATTGCTAGTCTACCGTTAAGTTTTTCAGCAACTAACTTTTCCTTTTCAATTTCTTTTTTCATTTTTCTATTTAAAATCTTGTAATTGTTTTTTGGTATAGATGAGTATCGTTACAGTGAATGAGATTACTAAAAATAAAAATTCACCTAATGGACTCATTAAAATATACCGGGGATGATTTGACCTGTTGTTGCGTATGCACCGACTGCTGCTACGAAACCTAACATTGCTGCCCAACCATTAAATCTTTCTGCTTCTGGAGTCATGAGTTTTTCCTCTTTGTAATTAATTGTGAATTGTGAATTGAATTTCATCTAAGTCTCCTTAGAATAGGCCTGGAGCGATCCAACCTGTAAGTCCGTAGTTGACTACGGCTGCGAAGAAACCAATCATTGCTAAACGACCATTGATTTGTTCTGCGTTCTTCCAATAGTTCATTAGAAAATACCGGGGATGATTTGTCCTGTGGTGATGTATGCACCGAGTAGTGCAACGAAACCGATCATTGCCCAACGACCGTTTACTTTCTCAGCGTTTTGAGGATAGCTGTCGTATGAAACTGACTTATCAATGTAAGGTCTTGTTTCATTTGGAAAAGCATTTTGTCTTCCACCACTTTCTGTTGTAACAGTCATTGAAGTTTTATTAATTTATGTAACAATATTATATAGTAATTATAAAGTTTTGTCAAACTTTTTGTTGTAAAAGCATGACATTCTTAAGGTTATCTTAATATTTGTATCAGAAAAACTTATTATTGGGGGGTTTCTGGGTTACTTACCCTGTTTAGGTATGGATCGTAGTTTAACAGATCTGTTACATTAAAGTTACACCCTTGCTGTTGCCACCAGTTCCATTGCCCTTCTCGGTTGCTTCGATGGATTGCATCTATATGCTCTGGATGAATTGAAGATCCAAGTTCTAACTTGTAAAGAAACAAAGGCATTGAATAGGTATTACCTGAGTTGTATATTAAATCATCAGCCACTGCTCTTGGTTTTGCACCATTATCAAGTTTGTATTTACCATTCCTCTCATGAAACTTAAGTAACTTCTCTGCATGATGACGATTGATCATATAACATGCTGTAGAAAAATCATTTACAAATCTTCTGTGTAGTTTAACATGAATCGATCCTGTACATATGATTGCAAGTTGAACTACATCCCAATCATAAGGAAGATTTGCCATGAAGTCTCTCCATGTAAAGTTCCAAAACTTAACTAAATCAAGATCAATATCATCTTCCATGATCAAAGCATAGGAACTATCAGAAGTATCATACCAATGTTTGATTGCTTTGAGATGTGATGTTGTACATCCAACCTCCCCAGATGTCATTGATTCTGGGTAAGTTCCTTTGATGATATCACTTAAGTCATCATCACGACCATCGTATGCAGAGATTCTTGTATAGTTTTCAATCTCCCAATACTTAAAGTGATCCTCAACATACTTTCTTCTCTCAGGTTGCCCATCAATATTCAAGTAATAGATTGGAGGAATGTTTTGGAGTTTATATGCTGCTTTGTTTTTATCCGTCATAAGAGTCATCATACTTTAAAACAAAAAAACCATTACCATAAGGAAACTTATCTATCCACTTCTTCTTGATAGATCCGAACTCATAAGAAAACTTAACCAATTCAAATCCATTCTTTTCAAACATATTAATCCACCATTCCTCATCCTTCTTTGTCACATGAGTAACATCAACTTCATACTCACGAATACGAAAGCGATCATTATCACCAAGAGGTATAGTAAAAAAGAATTGATCAGACTTTTGTTTGAACAAATGTAAAACAGCAGGTATGTCAACTTCTTCAACATGCTCTAACATATCTTTACATATGAGTAGATCATATATTTTTTTATTTGGTGCTGACAAATAATCCTTAACTGCAGGATGACAATTTGCAATTGCATAGTCACTCATGTCCTCACCATACGCTTTCGATCCGAGTATACGAAGAGCATGTACAAGAAATCCTTTAGCACATCCATAGTCAACACAATTATCAAAATCAAAATAATTTTGAATATCTAATGCTTCTGGTATTGATCTTGTTGGTTGCCAACTATAATTTTCATATCCAGAGATGTGCTTTCTCACCCCATCCTCATAGTAGTCTTTTGTAAAAAGATGCATAGTCATGCAAAGTCATTATGTATTGTATCAGTAAGAACGTCATCTATCAACTCATTTTGGATTGCATACTTACAGTAGTGACAACCATGATGTCGAAGTGTGGGTGGCTTACTATAGAAATCTATTATACCATCAACATCGCAAACTGCAAACTGTGACTCTGGCACATAGTTATAATTGTTTTCAATTGATAACTCTGCAGATGGACAGGCATAGATGTAACCATCGGTGAATAGAAATGGTTTAACCATATGCATATAGCAATGATCATTTCTTCTCTCACCTTTAAAGTTGAAGTCTGATAGGAATGCAGATTGTAATTTACGTCCTCTATCTTTTTCATACTCTTCTATAATACCACGGATTGTTTCAATATCCTTTGCGGTTTCTTTCACATCCTTAATTGCATTGAAAGCAATACGACATGGAATTTTATTCTCTTCAACCCAATCCAACATTCTTACAAAGTTGTCAGTCGTTTGAAATTTCTTTGATTGTATTCTCTTGTTCTTTACGTCAGTCCACTCACCTGTGATATTCGGATTGTTTGAAGTTGCTAGGTTCTCATCCCACACATATGCTGCTGATGGTTTACAATTAGTTCCTTCAAATACTCTTAGATCATATTCATATCCTTCATAAAAACCATACATTCCCATGCGAACCCAATCAAAGAGTTCAACAATATCTTTTTTGATTGGACGATCCATTCCAAATCTTGCAGCATTAGTACAGATACCTAAACTAAATCCAAGATCCTTTGCATATCTTACAATCTTTTTAAAGTCTGGATGAATACTTGGTTCACCACCACCTGTAAACTCAACACCAGTAACACCAATTGCTTTGAAACTATCAAGTGCTTTGAGCACTGTTTCTGTTGGCATCTTTTCTGAGATGTCACGATTCGCAAAACAACAAAATGAGCAAGTTAAATTGCAAGCATTTGTCAAAGAGATATGTGCCATCACTGGAGAGGGTGGTTTACCCTGTTGGATTGCTTCCAACTTATCCATGTGCTTCAGCATCTTTGTCAGATTACTACTGAAACTACGTCCTTGTACTACGTCGTCTTCTTTTCTAAAAGTTCCGTCCTGATTAAAAACTGGGACTCCTTTATAAGGCACTGTCATTAATAATGCTCCTTCCATTGATGAATCACGGGTAGGTCAGGATTACCTTCTCGAACCTCTCCTAACCAGAGTGCTACCTCATATTTATAACCTCTCTTGGCGAAGTGATATGTAAGATTTGCATCAACAGCACCAAGCATATTATACGATGCAGAATCCTCTTCCATCATACGATCCATATTATTTTGAATGTCTTCTACTACATCATTATACACGGAAAGAAAAGTTTTTGCATTGTAGATTGATCCTCCACACATTCCGTAATGTGTTGCAATTTGATTTGTACAATTGTAGATATCAGTAATCATCTTACCAGTAAATTGATTTCCAATTCTAACACCTCTTAATTGAAATGGTGGATTGATATTAAATGGTCTTCTTACATATACATCATCTTCCATAATCATCGTATAATCTAATCCAGTTTCTTCACACACAAGTTTTTGTCTCTTCCACCATTCAATTGTACGGTATGCATTGTATGGAAACTTTGGATAGTTATTGACATCATCACCAAATATATTTTCTCTCATAAAAAATTTGCATCCAAACTCATCTGCCATGTATGTAAAATCATCTCCTCCATCAGAGATTAAAACAACCGGATTATCTGGAAACTGTTTTCTAAAATTTTCTAATACAAATCTAACTGCCTTGTGGTTTTTATAGACTTGATAAAATACTCCAAACTCTGTCATGATGTAAACAAATAATCCTCAATAACAACGTAGTCCATCTCAGTATTTTCTAATGCATAAAGTGCATCTTCAATCGTTGAGAGAATTGGGTATCCACGAATATTAAATGATGTATTTAATAAAACATTTGTTTCTGATAGTTTACCAAACTCTGTCAACAATTCATAGAAATGTGAATGAGATTCTTCTGTTACGGTTTGTAGTCTTGCAGTTCCATCAACGTGTGTAATTGATGGAAGAGTATCAACCTTAACTCTTGGAGCATAACTCATAAACTCAAGGTTCTCAAAACTGTAAGAATCAAAATACTTAGGAGCATCCTCCTTCTTACAGAAAGGTGCGAATGGACGATACCATTCACGGAATTTAACTTTTGAATTAAGTATATCTTTCATATCAGGAATGTTAGGATCACATACAATTGAACGATTACCTAATGCTCTTGGGCCAACTTCTGAATCACCATAGACTAGTCCTATAATCTTACCATCTTTAATTAATTTTGCAATCTCTGCTTTAGTAGTTTTCTTAGCAGAATACTCTTTGATAAATTCGTCTAAATCATTTTTATCGACAAGTGGTAAACCTTGATATGTAATATCAATCTTTTTAGATGGTCGATTGTATATCAACATGTGTCCTAATGATAATGAACCATCATGTGGATTGGGTGGTACAAAAATTTCACGATCATAATACTGTTTGACTTTCTCATTTACTAATACATTCAGTGCACATCCACCAGTCATAATTAATGGTATCTCAGTATCATACCTATCAAGCACACTAAAAAATGCATCTTCAAATCCTGCCTGTGCTGTTGCTGCAATATCATATCCATCCTGTCCTTCAAAGATCCAGTTCTCTAATGGATTTTTCCAAGGACTATCAATATTTTTTAAAGGTAAATTAGTTTTCTTTGCTAACTTTTTATAGTCACGATCAAAGAAAAATTCAGAGAATGCAGGGACTAAATCATAATCAATCTTTCCATACCCACACAGACCCATGAGTTTACCAGACAATGCTAATTGATGTCTACTCTTCTCTGCTACCTCACGAATTAGAGATCCACATAATAAATATCCACCACCAAAATCTGATGGAATATTTTTAAGTAATTTTATCTCAGTTCCATTCGCAGCATATATGTTAAAGTGTCCATCATCTCCACCACCATCATAAGATACAATGAGTGCCTGTTTAAATGGTGAGAGATAAAATGCTGCAGAAGCATGAGTCTGATGATGTCTTGCGACTGTGACTACATTATCAGTATTAAAAATTTCTTTTGGATCAACTTGAATAAATCCATCAGAAGAAATTAGAACTGCTTCATAATCATTTTCAATACCCCAATCTTCTTCAGCAATCTCTTGACATAATGTAAGTATCTCCTTCTGATACTCAGGTGAATTATCAACATGTAATCTAAAATATCTTTTCTTTACAAGTCTTTCTAATTCAATTAAGTGATACTCATCTTTATCAGCATTATAAAATGTGATATTCGCATCATGTCCTGCAAAAATACTAACTAAGTTTTTCATATCTTACTAATCAAATCCTCAACACAAGGAATATATCTATCCTTGATTACATTGACCCAATCAAAATTAAGTGCGTACTGTATTATAGCATCTCGATGAACGATTGAGTATTCTCTGTTCTTAATTATCTCTGCTTCAAGATATTGAATATCATTAATCTTACTCTCAGGTATCACTGTAATGAAATCTTTTGTAGTATCAAGATTTGCTGCACCATATTCACATACAACAACACCAAGTCCTGCTGCTAATGCTTCCATACAAACAAGAGGATGTGCTTCACCGTCTGATAGTAATACAAGATTTCCGTAGTCACTTAGATTCTTATAAAGATGTTCTTTACTCCACTCACCAAGATAATTAATGTTTATATTAAAGTTTGGATCAGCATTGTTACCTGCGTAATACAGACTACTGATTGATTGAAACATACTTTGTCTCTTACGATAATCTATCTTTGCAAGATATAAACTACGATCAGGATGTTTTGGTTTATCTTTACAAACAAATTTACGAGTATTCACACCATTTGGTGTTACATATAAATTAGATTCTTCAATTAATAATTCATTCTTATATACATCTCGGATACCGTCTGATAGACAGAAAATCTTTGGTGCTATTCTTTGGAATGGTTTTACAATTCGATCATGATAGTATCCCCATTTATTTGATTGCTCAAGGTATCCAAAGTGACTTGTGATTGCACAAGGATATTGAATGAAAGGATAGAGTTCGATAAAATCATCATACTGAATATGCACAAAGTCAGGACGATATGCATTTACTTTCTGTACGATCTCAATAGGACTTTTTGTATTGACAATATCAACTTCATGTCCTAGTTTTTCAAGTGCTAATTTTTGATCCCATATTAATATTTCAACTGCACCCCAACCAGTCGGAGGGATAGGCATAATACCGGGCCCTATAATTGATATCTTCATTCACTTAACTCCGTAAAGATATCCATGTGCTGTCCATTTGTTCTTGAATAAACTGCAAAATCATCTGGATATTTTTTGACAAGATATCCTAATGCAATCTGTTCATTGTTCACATTATTTTCTGCAATCATTTTATCCATCAATACATCATCTACCATCTTCATAATCTTTGGTATGGAATTTTTATGTCCACCAAACATTGATCCTAAAACATAAGAACGATTATCATACAAATAATTTTCATCTAATGTTTCTGCTTCATATAGATCAGTATAATATTCACAGTTCATTTGAATCAAAAAACTTTCACCCATACCCTCAAGTTGTTCCATTGCAGACTCACCCGGATATGGTTCTGTCAAATCAAAGTTGTTAAAGAATCTTGATCCTCCTGCATCTAACCAAAAGTATACGTCAGAATCAAATGGATTTATTTTTGCTGCCTGATCTAACCAAGGAAACTTTGAATATTGAATGACAGAATACATTGCCTGTTTACATTCAATACGATCTGGATCTGAAATATTATTTTTATAATCATCAGAATCAAGTATATCTTGTATTGGTTCTTTTAAATGGTAATAAGGTATCTCTTCTGATGTAATGTGAACTGTCTTTGTAGGAAGATCTCCTCTTCTTTCATCAACAAACTCTTGTAAATCTTCTGTGATAAACAATAACATTGGCACACGAAGTTTGAGTGTAACATCAAACCATTTAAGATACTGATCCCACTTACGACCATCTACTCTATCAATGTCAAAGAGTGCAGAAACAAAGGTTACATTTTTCATACTTGATACGCGGAGTTGTCTTTTGCTAAGTGAACGATTCTTGGTTTGAATGTACAGTGTTCTTTAAAAACTTCTGGATATGCAAACTCAGGGCCAAAGGTATGAACCTTATCCTGATTTTCGATGAAGAAACGATTGATATGACTTTCATCATGCCAGACTGCAACGACCTTTCTCTTCAGATCATCATTCGTTCTTTCTTCTAACTCATCTATCATAGCACATACTTCGGGTACTTTGCCACCCCAGAAACATCCTTGATAATAAACCTGTGGTTGATACTTATCTAAGTCTAATGATGCAAGTGAACTTTCATTTGTTTCAAATGCTCCCGGTAATTTATTATGAGGATTCATACCTAAGAAGTGACATGGATGATGTACACCATACAAAGGTTTATCTGTAAAGAATTCTTCTTCTGTTATTGTATCTACAACTAACGCATCAGCATCTATGAATACTAAGTAATCACACTCTTTTATTTCTTCTCTTGCTTTATTGATGATCCTAAATCTCTCAAGGGTGATATAAGGCCACTCAAGATGCTCTTGCTCAAAGACTTTGACATCATCAGGGAAATCCCCATCACCATCCGTGAATACCAGAAAAACTTTTTCGGTGTTTGGTAAAAAATATTGTTTAATATTTTCATAATATCGTGGTAAAAAATCCAGATATTTATTTGTACCAATAAAGGTAATCGCTACTTTCATAATACAGTCCAGTTAGAACAGTAAATATCTGTAGTATCTAGGTGTGAATTATCCGACCCCTCAAACCATCCTTTCGGTGCAATAACTTTTTTACTATTAGATAACCATGCACCCCACCATGAGAATGAACTATTTGCAATTATATGTCCAGTACACATTGTCATTAAACATAAATCAAGATACGCATCATCATTATCAGATATCATAAAACGATCATCCGCAAACAACTCATGTTCTTTACACCAATCAGGATCATCTGAAAATATCAGGACAGGGCCAACATCAAAATATGAGAGTGCTTTCTCATAATAATCCATACTTAAACAAGTATGATTTGGATTTGTAATATAATCTGTACGACGAATATGTAATGCTGTTGCATCACCAATACTCGACATCATCTCCTGACAAGGAATTTTTATATCATCACGGAAAGTAAAATCCTGTTTAATCTCATTCTTTATATGTTTAAAATATTTTTCTGTCTGAAAGAAACCTTGAACTGATACCCAATCAGGACACTTGTTAAATAAGTTCTGATCAAAACCAAATCCACTCTCTACAACAGTTGGACGATCAGGATCAATGTACTGTATGTTTAGTTCATTAGTACTACTTAACTTAAAAGGAATTAATAATTGATGATCTCTCCATTCATCTTTATTTGCTGATGGAGGAAAGCAAAATTGATAACCATTATTTCGTGCAATACCTTTTAAGGATGCAAATTGAAACATCTGATTACCAAGTCTACCAAGTTGACCGAGTGCATTAAATCCTATCATTCTTGATCCATCCAACTCATGAATCTTGAAATTGGATTTGCACTTTGTTTTGGTTCTTCATACCCAAGATTATTTTTATACCACTTATATGTTGATTCAATACCTTCTCTCAGACTAATCTTTGGTTCCCATCCAAGTGCTTTCATCTTATCTACATTTAAGACTTTGCGTGGTGTACCATTTGGTTTTGATGTATCCCATTCATAGTCATTCTCATAACCAGTCACATCAATAATTGTCTCTGCCAGTTCTTTAATTGTCACATCTTCTCCTGTACCGATGTTGATGATCTCTTCGTCATCATACTTATCCATACAAATATACAATGCTTCTGCAAGATCGTCAACATGTAGAAACTCTCTCTTTGCAGATCCATCACCCCAGAGTTTGACTACCCATGCTTTACTCTTCTCCAATGAACCATGAAACTTAGATATCAATGCAGGAAGAACATGAGATGAATTATGATCGAAGTTATCATTCGGGCCATAAAGATTTGTTGGCATTACAGAGATTGCATTGAAACCATACTGTTTACGATATGACTGACACATATTAATACCTGCAATCTTTGCAACTGCATATGCAGAATTGCTTGATTCAAGATGACCTGACATCAATTGATCTTCTGTGATTGGTTGGTTTGCAAACTTTGGATAGATACAAGATGATCCTAAGAATAATAACTTCTTAACTCCTGACTTTGCAGCACTACTAATGACATTTGTTTGTATCATCAGATTCTCATAGATGAAGTCAGCAGGATACTCAGCATTTGCACCGATACCACCGACCTTTGCAGCAGCAAGAAACACATACTCAGGTTGTTCCATCATAAAGAACATCTGAACATCATGTAGTTTAGTCAGATCAAGTTTGATTCGATCCATTGTAATAATATTCGTAAATCCTTTTGATTCAAGATTACGAACGATTGCAGAACCAACTAATCCGTTATGTCCTGCAACAAAAATTTTAGATTCACTGTCCATAGATACACATGTCCTCAACTAATTGATCAAATGTTGTTTTGGGTTCCCATCCTAACTTTTCTTTTGCTTTGCTCGGATCTCCTAACAAAGACTCGACTTCTGCAGGACGGAAATATCTTTCGTCTGTTCTAATTATATCTCTTGCAAGACTTCGACAGTAACCAACTTCGCCTCCATTTGACCATCTAAAATCAATTGAGAAACCAAAATAGGGTGCTGCTTTCATAATAAAGTCTTTCACAGAATACTGCTCACCGGTTGCAATCACATAATCATCTGGTTCATCTTGCTGTAGCATCAACCACATAGCCTCTACAAAGTCCTTTGCATGACCCCAATCTCTCTTTGCATTGAGATTTCCAAGAACTAATTCTCTTTGCATTCCAACAGAAATTTTAGATAGACCTCTTGTAATCTTACGAGTTACAAATGTCTCACCTCTTCTTGGTGATTCATGATTAAACAAAATACCAGAACTACAATGCATACCATATGCTTCACGATAGTTCTTGATTATCCAGTAACCATATAGTTTTGCTACACCATAAGGTGATCGTGGATAAAAAGGTGTTGTCTCTGTTTGAGGAACTGCTTGAACTAAACCATAAAGTTCAGAAGTAGATGCCTGATAGATACGAGTCTTTTTCTCCATACCAAGAAGGCGAACAGCCTCAAGAACTCTCAGAGTTCCAAGACCATCCACCTGTGCTGTATATTCTGGTATCTCAAAAGAAACTTTTACATGACTTTGAGCACCAAGATTGTAGATTTCATCTGGTTCTATCTTTTTAATAACACCAATAATGTTTGTGGCATCAGTCAGATCACCATAATGAAGATGTATATCCTCATAGATGTGATCAATTCGATCAGTATTAATTAGAGAGGCACGACGAACAATTCCATGCACCTCATACCCCTTCTCTAAGAGAAGTTCGGCAAGATAAGAACCATCCTGACCTGTAATACCTGTAATTAAGGCAACTTTAGACATCTTTTACATAACAAGGAACACCTGCAGGGTCTAACCACTTTGTATATTCAAAGTCATCAATCGCAGTTTTGAACTGCATGAAGTTATCACAGAGGTACATGTCCTTGTAACCATTGTAATTATTCCACTTCTGAATACGATAGTCAGGTTGACCATTCTCAAGTAAATCAGGCATCTTTACATACCTATATGGTTCATTCTGTAGGAGTACTTCAATCATAATAAAATAGGTTATATCACTATTATACAGACTCCTTGTTCGGAAGTCAAGTGTGCCAGTTCACAAACTGTCAGCGTCTTACTACGATATCTCCATCATCGTCATCTTCATCGTCATCTTCGATCTCTTCCATGCGTTCTCGTAACGACTGATACAAGTCTGGTGACTGTTCAACTGGTTTTACACCCACATATAGTATCTCTTCTCCTTCTTTTGGTGCCTCTGGATGAGTTCTTGTACCATATCTTCTCGTTGTTTCCTTTTTTATATCAGAAATATTTCTCCACATCAAAGAAAATGCTGCTCCCCCAATTGCAAAGAGAGAAGCAATATATAAAAATGCTAACATGTCCATTATCGTTGAAATATTTTTTGAATCGGAACTTGTCTGATCTTATCAACCACATCAGTTTCGACTCTATCGACTATTCTTTCTAATATATTAACATCTAAATCCATAAATGGTGGAATAATACCTAAAACTCTTAACAAACCGTCAACAAATAATGCAAGAGTTGTGAATCCTAGAATCATACTGAGGACAGTTGCATCACGGTTATGCTTTGCCATTGACTCTTCATCAATCTTCCGTGCTTCATCGACTGCTTTCTCTACAGCAGCAGAGATTAGCACATCCACTTCATCTTTCGAGTAAGTATACTTCCGAATTTTTTCCTCAGTGACAGTTCTTTCCACAGGAACATCAGTTAAAGGAAACTCAGTGATTAGTGCTTTGAACATATTTTTTTTCTTTTTACTATGTATTATACGGAACCTGTCAAGTTGTATGGATTCTGAAACAAGTCAGCAAATAAAGATCCTTTTGATGTCTTATCTCTTGAATCTGGTATTCGATCATACATAAACCATCCAGTGGCAATATATTTAGTTTGAGTCTTACTTACAATACCATTATGAAAGTGAGTCCAAAACGCTGGCCAAATTACACATCTTCCTCGAACTGCATTAATTGTTTTATCGTAATTTTCAAAATATGTACCTCCATCATCTGTAACAGTGTTTAAATAGATCATCCAAACAAGCATTCTTCTAATACTGTGATGACAGTATCCTTGATTTTCAGCATGTGATACAAAATAACCCATGTTTGGATCGTATTTTTGTAAACAATAACTATTATCAACTTGCCAAGATGAATCTGTTCTTTTTAATTGATGATGTTTTTCTACATATTTGTTAATACATCTGCTAAGAGCATTGTTAATTGCCACTGCATGAGGAGATGGTTCAACTAAGAAAGTATCTTCAACATAATATACATCCTTCTTATGTCTTGTACCATGCTTTTGATTCTCATTAACTCTCCTTTTTGGAAGTTTATCTATCATCTCCACAGTGTAATCACAATCATCAGATGATAGAGCATCATCATAAATTTCTATAAAATCTGTCACAATAAACTCCTATTCATATTTGCATAGAAATGAACTACCATTATTTTTTTAATACCTGATTTTACCTTCAATCCTCTATGTAGAAAAGACCAATTTGATGGGAAAATTAAAGTATAATTTTTTTTAGGTACAATAATTTCACCCATGATTTCTGTTTCGCCACCATCAAAATCATCATTTAAATATGTGATTGATGACACGACCCTTTCAGAATTATCTTTTGATAATTCATCAACATGATATTTAAATTCATCATTTACATTATATCTAGCAAACTTTAAACTGTAAAAAAATTGGTTGGATGTAAAAAATTTAAGAAACTTAGATTGAACTGGGTGTATAAAATTTAAGTACGCATGTACTATATCATGTATGCGAGGTAAATTTTCTTTAACAATAAACTTTGAGTCATATACATCTCGGTTTGCATTATCTGAATCGGGATTTTTAATCCAACAATCAGTGTGTATTGAATGATTAATTTTTACAAACTCATCCTCGGTAAAAATTTTGTCATAAAATATTATCTTATCAAACATTAAAATTCTTTCCCAATTGGTATCTCAGTTGATTGAAAATTAATATTCATCAAATATCTTCTAGGAAGATCTGTTTGAGATATACCAGCATGTTTTTGATGAGAATTGAAAATAATCATTCTATTTCTTCTTGATTCTATTTCAGTTCCATCCTCGAATATAGTTTTACCATTACAATCATTAAAATATAGTATTGATGTAAAAGCAAAATCACTAAAGAGAACATTATCGGTATGAAATTCCCTTTGCTCTGGTGTTCTGGTGTATATGTCGCAGTTTAACTTGACAGTAATTAAATTTTGTATGTGTAAAAAATCAAATATAGGACTAAACTGTGAAAATTTATTGCTAGTGAATCCAGACTTTGAATGATAAACTGCGTTTGTAAATCTCCAGTCATCACTCTCACCCTCATTCACAGTGCCCACAATCAAATTCCAAAATATATTACTTCCCATCACAAATGATGAAATGTTATCAAAAACCATTTCTGGTAGAACATTATCAATAATATATCTTTTTGTTTTTAAATTATTTGGTTTCTCAATTTTTACATAATTACTATTCATTACCTACGAAGGTTCAGTTGGCCATGTAAATGAAGTATAGTCTAAGTAACCTGTACTTGTCAAGTTTGGAGATGATGTCGAAGGTAAATCCCTAAGTGCCTGACGGTAAGTTTTCCAACTATCTGAAACAGGAACACCAGTTTCATTTGATTTTATGACGACCCAATCAGTGTCAATTAATTTTTCATTCCTTTCAATCCTTAATATTTTGAGGGCCTCAGATTTATCTAATTCATTTACTTTTTGATTTAATTCAGATTCTGTTGGGTTAAAAGATGTCAACCAAGTCATTCCACTATAATCTATACCATCCCATGTAAAAAGACACTCAGTCGTGCCAGCACCAATTGATATCGCTGCATCTGCTATATCATGTTTTCGGATATAATGTGTTGTACTTATTCCAGTATTTGAAGTGTATTCTATTAAATTTAATTCTCTATTATATTTCATGTTACCTCATAAAAACTAAAACACAACTACTATATGGTCTATGATTTGAGTTCTGACCACGATTACCTGTACCCTCATCATAAAAACATCTATTATTGTCATCCCATCCAACCATTGCTGATGAATCAGTATCCTGTCCACAAGTGCTATCAGTCGCACTCACAGCCCACTTCGCATCTTGAGCAGCATGATAATACCACATGCTAGTTGTTGGTTTTGAAAATCCACCCGGTCTCATGTAATTACTACCAGAGTTATCAGATATACGAATTGAAGTCAAATTTCTATTATCCCACCTACCTCTTCCATCTCTTGCTCCTGCAACTCTCACTCCCTGTTTACTATCACTTATCGCTGTAGTTCTAAATGTTTGTGTGTTACCAGTTTGATTATTCGTACCATCTTGATTATCACCGTGGTTTGCATTCAACATCCACTCCCATAACTGAGGATGATACCTTTGATCTCCTTCATGATTTAAATTTACACAACGATATATCCAATCGATTGTGCGATTGCCCATAATATCAGATGCATTTGTATGACCTAGAAATCTTATTTCTTTTGGTTTAAAAGTTCCCCAGTCAGCAGACCAATAACTCGTTCCACCTGTGCTTACATCATCTAACCCTCTTACAGAATTTATCGTGCTAGTGATAGTGCTACTGGCATCTGCAGCATATCTTCCTATCAGAACCCAACCTTGATCTCCACCTTGAGAAGTACCTGAACATCTTAAAAAATATCCATCTTGTACTCCACCATCTGGAGTATTAAATTTATAAACACCAGATGTATCACCACCGTCCCATAATTGTTGTGGATGATCCACAACACCATGAAATCGTGTTCCGTTATCAAAAATTACAGGCATTACTGAACCTCCTTCAACATCATTTCGTATTTTTTACCATTTTTATTATTTATCATGTAAATTCCGTTCTCTCCTTCTTGCAATGTCCAGTTACCTGTTGTACCATCCACACAGTTTGGATCTCCACCATCATTACTAAAGTGCATATCCATGACATGGATATTTCTCCATTTTAATGAACTTGTTCCTAAATCTCTTGCATTGTTTGCACCCGGAACAAAAGAACCATTGGTATCAAATTCAGCAAGTTTAGTATCACAAGTTTCTGCAGTTTCACTAGCACCGTTAGCCAAATCCTGATAGAAAGCAATAGAACCATAAGATGACCATATTTTTAATTGTTCTGTATTAGAATGATCGTAAGCAATACCTGCTCTTAACTCTCTGGTTGCACTTATTGAGGGTGCATAATGCCACATTAATCCCCAAGAACTATCACCACCACTAGTTCCTTGTAACCAGTTACCTTCTGTTTGTCCGATAGTCAAAAGATGTCTACTATCATAACCATCACTTGTTGAACAGTTTATTTTTACTGCTTCACGTACTACATTAGAATTTACAGAACCAGTTTGATTCCATCCACCTAATAAAATAGTATCATCTGATTTAACACGAAGAGTTTCTCTATAAGTACTACCACCTGTTCTATGTTTAAAGAAGAAATCACCAATATTATTTCCAGTTCTAACATATCCTAACTGACCATAACTATTTGCACCACTTGCAACAACAAACTCTAATCCTGTGTGATACCCTACTCCACTATTATCTGTACCAGATGGATTATGAATACGAAGTAATGAATTGTCTGCTGCACTAAAACCTGTTACCTGATATGCGTTTGTGCTGCTTTGATGAATGTCAAGAATTCTATCGGCACTTGTTGCTCCAAGAGACATCTTACCATTTGAATCAATGTAAACATTTGATTCGGCATTTAAATTTGTTCCACTACCACCAGTGATAACTTTATTATCAGCATTATTTGCTATCGTTACACCAGCAGAAGGTGTTGCCCAAGTAGGTGCCGATCCAGAACCTGCACTTGTTAATACCTGACCTGATGTTCCGTATGCACCAGCAACTCCAATCGCACCAGCATTAGAAATATTGAATCTGTTTGAAAATGTTATATTATTATTTGCTGTACCACTTGCAGCAGTATCAAATTGGAATCCACTTTGATTTACTACTATTCTTGTCGCACCTACACTACTGGTAATGTATTTCCAAGCACTGTTAAATACAGCATTTGTTACATAGTTTAATTGATGACTAACTGCTCCTATAGCAGCAGCATTTTTGATGTAAATATTTCCATTATCAGAAGAGGTTGGAGATGTTTGAGCACCAGTAACCAAATTTCCACTTCCGTCGATGCGAAGTGCTTCAGTTTCTCCAGAACCACCAATGTTTATGGTAAATGGACTGTTAGCATAACTTCTAATACTGGTTATACCAGTAGTTGCACTTAGATCAGCACGTAGTGTTGTGCCTGTGTGAAGAGCAAAGGATGGTTTAGTTGAATGACTTACATTAAGAGGATGAGATGTCTCCGAGAAATTGCCACCAATATTTAAATTACCATCAGATGTGATGCGAAGTCTTTCTCCTTCAGTTCCAGAACTTCTTGTTAAGAATCTTAAGTTTGAATTATTAGTTGAACCAGCATTTTGTATTCTAGCATTACTGTTATTAAATCCATTCTGGAAATATAAACTCTCTCCATTAAAACCTACATGGACATTACCACTTGAGTCGACGTGAACTCTTTCTTGTGCACCACTTAATGCTCCTGCAGTTATTGTATAGAGACGAACATCAGAACCAAGTAATGATAATGATCTATACCCATCACCACTACCATAGTTACCAACAAATAGTCCACTAGTTGATGGATCTGCAATAACTCTGAAACTAGCATTTGCACCTGCACGAATTTGCAAGTCACCATTAGGAGTATCAGTTCCGATACCAACTTTACCATCTGATGCGATGCGAAGTCTTTCAACACCTGCTGTCTCTACTGTAAATGTATCAGCAGCGGGAAATCTTATTGAAGTATTCGTGTCCCCAGTATGAACTATTGAGTCGGCAATTGAAACTGTAGACCTTGCTGTGATTATTCCTATTGAATCTATATTCGTTACGTCTTCATATGTAAGTGTACCACCAATCGAAACACTACCAGTAAATGTAGTAATACCATTTACCTTTAAGTCTTCAACCTCAACACTTAGAGATTTTCTTATATCTGTTAACTTTGTTAGTGCCATATCTTTTTTTTTATTTATAGATTATCCAATCAAGAATCCAGCAAAACTTTCCCAATATCCAGAGTTCCATGCTCTTTTTGAACCTCCATCTTGATTGTTAGTGGTGCAATGAACCTTATCGCCAACTGCTAAAGGTATGACACAAGACAAATGATGATGATCCCACCAATTCTGACTAGTAGTTTCAGACTCACCACCATGATAATCTACTCCATTTTTTACTATTCTTGTATCAACTCTTGCTGAATGGTTTTGTGATAGTGAAAAATAATAATTTCCAGCAACAGGAGCTACAAATTTATATTGATCTGATCCTGATGTTTTGAAATGACCACCGATATTTGTATTAGTTGTATTGAATGGCATTACTTGCATTCCCGTATTGGCACTCTCACTAGTAAATCCGTTTATATAAGCATTAAATGATGGTTGATTTGGTGTTGTAACTCTACCATATGCATCAATTTTCATACGCTCACCGGGAGTATTAGTGCCACCTCCTGTATAAAATGCCATATAATCAGTATTGTGATCATAAAAAACTTTTCCAGCGTAAGAACCAGCGTCACCACTACTTGTGCTATCTGTGAAATATAATCTTCCAGAACCATTTGTGGCAGATCTTATCTCTATAGCGGTTGTACCACCAGAAGATACATCTGCAACCGATAATTTTCTTGATGAGAATGCAGCACCATCAGATGTGTTTATAAGAACTCTTCCATCTCCAAGAATCCTCATTCTTTCTGCACCTGCTGTTCTTACATATAAATCATCAATATTATGATCATATGTAATTGCACCACGATATGCTGCATTACCTGAAGTTCCATCTGCAAAATATAAATTATTTCTCTTGTTGCTTCCAGTGCTTGCAATAGTTATTCCAGTATGGTCTGCTGAAGCAACAACAAAATTTTCTGCTTCATTATCATAACCATCAGGTGCGTTTGTTCCCAGTCCCATTCGACCACTTGAGTCGATGCGAAGTCTTTCACCTAGTGAACCACCACTAGGGGTAGTTGCAAAAATTATATCAGCACCTGCAGAGCGATGTCTGATATTTAATTCATTTGTACGATATTGAATTTCTCCTAACCTTGTACTCTTATCTGCTTCATAAAAATCTATTGCACTAATATCATCTGATGCTCTACCGAACAAAACAATATTCTGTGCAGAACTGTCAGCAGCAACTTGTATTGGATGAGAAAGTGATGTTGAAGTTAGTGCTGCTTGACCTGATTTTAATAATCTACCACTTGAGTCGATGCGAAGTCTTTCAGTATTAGAATTATTTTTGAATATTATGTCATGAGTATCAGAAGCAGATGCATTAGACACATATGAGATACCACCTTTTAAAGTTCCATCAATTAGGAACTCTATATGTGCTCCTGCTCCACCACCATTAGAAGTATCTAATGTTAATTTTGCATCAGATCCAGACTCTGATTCTAATTTTAATACCGCATCAGAAGACCCAGTAGAATTATTTAAATGTAATAATCCTGTTCCATCAAAAGTTAACTTTGATTCAGCATTTAAATTAACACCACTACCGCCAGTTATTACCCTGTTGTCACCATTGTTTGCAATGGTTGCCTGTGCTGGTAATGAAGTTAAGTTTGCACCACTTCCTACAAAACTTGTTGCAGTAATCACACCTGCATTTCCTAATTTAATATTATTTCCTACATCTACTTGACCAGCAAGTACTTTAATACCTGTTCTGAATGTACCAATACCTAATGCATCTACATTGGTGACATCCTGATATGTTAGTGTTCCTCCAACTGATACATTACCAGAAAGACTTACACTATCTTTTATTACAGAACCAGTTACCTTTGTAAGTGCCATTATATCTTTTTAGTTATTTATTATGATCCTGATATATGATAAGTAAAAGATCCATATATCCATCTTCCAAATGACCATTGACCGTGTTGCAGATATCTAGATGACGCATAACCCATACCACTCTTGTCTGTAGGTTTCACCCAATATACTACATTATTACTACTTACACGATTGATATAATGAGTACCACCTACTATATCACCTAAACCACTACTAGGACTACTATGATCCACCCAAAATGATCCACCAATTTGAAATCCAAAACAAGTAAAAGGCCAACCTCTTAATCTCAAATCTCCTGTTTTACTTCCATTTTCTGCGTTTTGAATATTATAGTAACAGTAAACAAGATTTCCAATTCTTACATATCTACATTCATTAGCAGTATAAGTAATAGAATAATTAGAACCATTTGCATCTATTACCTCTGGAACCCATTGTCCTGTTTGATAATGATCTAGATAATTAACTGCATTTGCACTTCCAAATCTAATACCACCACTTAATACTACATCTCTCCAACGATAACCAGAATGATAACCTAAATCCATATTTGCATCGGTTCTTGGGTAAGTATGTCCAATGAAAGAATTACCCTCACCATTCACATACCAAACATTTGATGATGAATCTGTATTGTACATCTGAATAGCAGATCCATGTGCGTTTTTGCTAGTAACTTTAATACCATCAGTTTTAACACGAAGTACTTCTGCTGTTCCTGATCCAGTTGTGTTTTGAAATATAATATCGTCACCACTCTTATATGATATAAAATATATTGCACCAGAAGCAGAGATTCTAAGTCTTTCTGATGAACCTGTGT